ATTCTTCGTAATTACGGTTGAGACGAATATCAGTCTTTCTGCCGTTTTTGTAACCTGGATATATCTTTCTGCGTTTCTGACTACCACCTTTACCATCAAATACAATAATAACTCGGGTAGGAGAAAGTAATTTAATTGCATATCCAATGCTCTTCAAGAAACCAGCAATACCCCCAGTGTGTAACCCATCTTCATTGAGTGAAGGAATGGCCATAAAACTACGAATGTAAGTATTCACTACAATCCGTCAACCAAAAGGACATCACTATTAAGTGATTTTTTAAGTCCTCCGGTGACGGAATCGCTTTCTATATTTTGAAATAAAGAAAATAACTTCTTCATTTCTTTGTTGTCAAAGTTGCTCATTTAATAGTTTTTTAATGTATATATTTTTGTCTTTACATTGTTCCCAATCGTGTTGCCATATAACTTTTATTATATACCCATTCGATTCAGCAATCAACATTTTATTTTTATCTTTTTCCCATATTTTAATAACTTCATCGGACGATGTAAAAAATCTAGGATCTCTGTGCCAATAAGTACCATTAAATTCTATTAATAAATTTTTTTCTTTTACAAACACATCGTATGGCTTCCCCCCAACAACATATTCATCTTGAATTGAATATCCTTGTTCTTTTAACAATCTAATTACTTCCTGCTGTCCTTTAGATTTAAAAATTGGTTTGTGAATTCCACTTTTCCACTGATTTTTAGTAATTAACGATAATTTGTGTTTTGTTTCAGTAGTATGTCTAAAATTAGATCGTTTGGTTTTCTTTGGTTTTCTTAATTTTAACTTATGTTCTTCTGTTAATGGCTTTCCAAGTTGAGATTGAGACATTTTTTGTTTAGTGTCTTCACTGGGTTTATACCAGTCTCTACTCTTTACTCGTTTTATTTTACTCTCCATTGTTTGGCACTTTGGTAAACAATGTTTAATCATTAAATCCCTACATCTAGATTTAGCGGACTGATTATTTTTATAATATTTTTTAATACCGACAGACATTTTTTGTCTTCTTTCTGAAGAAATAAAATAACTATCTTTGTTTCTTTTTTGATGAGCAGCTTTAGACGTTCTAACAGCACTTATTTTTTTCAAATAAGTTTCACCATATTTATTATATAAATATTTTTTTATTTTTTCCCCAGTTTTGCTACCAATTTTATTCAGTTTAAATAAAGAAGTAAATCCACATATTGATTCATCTTTTATAAAGATTTGATATAATCGTTCAGATCGGTCTTCAAAAAAGAGTTTTTCCGCATTGTTATCCATACTAATAAATAGTAGGCAATGCGGAAAAACATCCTATCAACGTATTATTCTTCGTTGCCTGCAGTTTCTTCGTGTGTATCCACAACAGCATCCTCAATAATTTGACTATTGGGATCTTTGTATTTCATAATTACAGCGTCACAAATCTTCAGGTAAATTTCTTCACCCAATTGTTTGTCACTCTGCATTACACTTACAAAGTCTTTGGATTGGAACTTCCATTCGTTTCCATCGTTCTTTTTATAAGTATAATAAGCACCACCCTGTTTAATTAGATTTTGTTCTTTTAGAACTTTAATCCAACTGCCATAGTCAGCAATTCCACTATCAAAATAGATATCAAAATTGGCCTGACGTTGAGGTGGTCCCATACGATTCTTGATAACAACTGCCTTACACTCGTTTCCGATGACTTCTTCACCCTTCTTGAGTTTACCGGCATTATTCAAACGAACACGTACACTACAATGATATGCTAAAGCCTTACCACCACTTACTACGTACTTATCACCAAATGCCATAGCATTTAAATTCTGACGTAGTTGATTAGTAAATACAGTCAATACTTTCTGTTTACCAATCATAGTAGTAATCTTACGCATTGCCTTACTGATAATAATAGATTTACCCGTTGCAAATCCATCCTTACCGTGATCACTTTCCAATTCAACTTTAGTAGATGCTGCTGCTACAGAATCTACAATGATTGTAAGAATACGATCTTTGTTGCTCTTACGAACAATCGCGATCATCTTCTCCATCTGAGCAAAAATATCTTCAACGGTTTCACATTGAACATATAGTAGCTTAGACAAATCTACACCAAGACTCTTCCAGAACTCAGGCGCAGCTGCGTTTTCAGTATCAATTACTACAGCGACTCCACCCTTCTTCTGTGTATCTGCGACAACGTGTGCCGACAATAGACTCTTACCAGTACCTTCAAGTCCGTTGAATTCAACCATCTTACCAACTGGTAGACCGCCGTGTGGACGATTACTAATTGCAAGATCCAAAATAGAAGAGCCAGTACTAATCCAATCAGTAATTTCTGAAGGATTATCTTGTTCATCTAGGAAATGTGCAATTTTACCACCATCTTTATTTGCTTTGTTAAGCTCATTCGCCAACATTTCGATTAATTCGTCACGTTGACCCGATGTATCTTTTGTAACACTTTTCTTTGCCATAACGTATATAACTAGAAAGCCGGTGGGGTATAAAAACTCCACCGGCTTATTTTTATTTTTTAGGAGTTAAACAAGTCATCAAATGCTTGTTCTACACTGTCTTTACCCTTTGCTTTGGCAGCAGTTGGTGAAGCTGGTGCCTTAGCTGTAGCAGTTGCGGTTACTGCTGGTGATGTTGAAAACGGAGCTTCATCATCATCTCCACTAGGAGTAGGTTCAGCTGCAACTTCGGTTGCGGCTGATTCTGGATTCAACCACTTATCCATAACTTCCTTCAAGTCATCATAGGATAGTTCTTCAAACAAATCCAAGATGTTTACTTGTGCCTTTAGAGCATCCAAGAGTTGGGTATTCTTTGGATCTACGGCGACACTTACGTTTGGTTTAACACGAATGCTGGTTTCTGGGAAACTAGCTCCGCCTTCAGCTGTCTTGAATTCTACAACGATATCACGACCATTGGTTAGATCGGTAATATCACCGAAATCAGGATCACTGATGATTGAAAGAAGTTCTTGATAAACTTGCTTTCCAAATCCCCAGAACTTGACACCTTCTCCTTCTTCACCACGAACAATGACTGGTACGAAAGTACGCATCTTTGGTTCCATCTTACGACCCATCTGCCAATCTTCCTTTGAACCAGTCTTCTTCAGACGGTTAGCAAATTCAACGATTGGATCTGGCCGACCAAAACTATCAGGAGATAGATAAGTCTTGTTATTGATATTGTAATGAAACTTTAGTTCGATAAACGGATTCTCAGGTACGTACTTATATGGTACGATACGAACTACTTGTTTACCTGGCTTTGGTTTCCAAATCAAGTTGGATTTTTGATTTGTGTTTGAAAGGGAGTTCAAACGACTCTTTAGTTTACTTAGATCTAATGCCATAATTATTTAATGTTTAATTGTTAATTAGTTAATTACTTCAACGGATCACTCGACCCGTCATATAACCAACCTAAAATCAGTCTACACTATGTATAGATTGAAATCAAGTCTAAAATATATATCAAATTTCTTGGATAGAAAACAATTTTAATGGAACTATTTTTACACCAATTTCGTTGGTTAGTATAATACTGTTTTTATATAGTTCCCAATTTAATTGGAAGTTCTTATCAAATACACCATTGTTTTCGTCAGCAATCAACTTATTCATTGCGTTGAGTGTATATAGTGTATTTGTTTGTTTCTTACGATGAATACTTATAGTGCCTTTGTAACGATTATTACGTTCGGTTTTTTCCACATTAAACGTTAAGTACAATTCCCGAAGATTATTCTCATTTGCAAATATAAAAATCTTATTATCGATCAATGTATATTGTTGAGTTATCTCTTTAATCGTTTCAGTATAATTTATACTATTTGCAAATGTGCAAAGTAGTTGTTTTTGGGTTATCATATTTTATCAACGACTTCTTTTCCTTCTACACTAAACGTAAACGAACTACCACTACTACTATCTAAACTAAAAACAGAATATGTTGGTGTAGCAATATCATCTTTCATAACAATTCCAGCGAATAAATAAAGAGTTACCGTTAAATATCCTTCGTCAACCACCATATTGATTCGGATCTTACCCAATTTTACATCTTCGAACTCTTTTGGAATTTCTAATTTAAAATTACCTTTATATCTCAACCTTTCAATCTTTTTACCAGTGTATTTGATTAGAGGTAAACTAACGTTTTTGCCAAATACAGCTTCGGTTGAAAGAAGACTAGATAATTTTATAAATTCTTCACGTATTAAATTAGGATCTGATGTATTTACATCTTTTAATACATTGTTTAAGATTAAATCTATATACTTAAGTGACAAAACATTAGCTCTGTATTTAAAAATGGGTCTGAGTGTATATCGTTCTAAACAATCTCCAATTTTAAAATCTCCGTCAATTTGATTTATTACATATATTAGATTTTTTTTCAAATTTTCAATTTGTTGCAATTGTACCGTTTTTATTTCAATTGGAAAAAATTCAATTAGAAATTTATTGTTTGATAATTCGGAAATTTTGTTAATAAGAGTTATGTCCTCTGTACTTGATTTCAAAATGTTTTTAAATAAATTCAAATTTTTATTAATGGTCTCCGTATATTCTGTATGTTTATTATCACATTTCTTACTAGATTTTTCTGAAATAGTACCTATTTCTCTTTCAAGTTGACGCTCTAAATTTTCTAGATTTTTTAATTCCGAAGATTGTAAAATTTTTACATCCGTATTTAATTTTTTGAAAAAAAAGTTATTTATTTTTGTAGTAAATGGATTTATTGCTTTTATGAATGATTGAAAATAATTTTTAGCAATATCTGGTATACTTTTAATTTTATCTATAGCATATTTTATGCTACTTGATATTTTATCAATTATTCCTTCACTAAGTGGCACTGGTTCATCCGATGGAGTAGGTGCCAAAGATTGACCAACGTATTGTGCCAATTGAGTTAAAACTCTTCCCAATTTTCCACCACCTGCTTTTAAACTAATTAAAGCAAATTTAATATTTTTATCTTTTATTTTAGCCATCGAATCGACATCTTGTTCATCAATATTGCCATCTTTTAAAGCGTTTAATACATCTGCCTTTGTGCCACCATAAATCAAAACAATGTCTGCGGTATTTGATTTTGTTTCTTGTTCACCTTTTAAAAATTTTCTGTTATAATCATCGGCTGCTTTATAAAAACTATCTATTGATTTATGAATAAAATCAGTAGGCGTTCCTAATTCCGCTAAAGAAACTCCGTCAAATCCACCAATTTGTTTTAAATCTTTATCGACTAAATCGTATAATTTAAGATTTTCTATACGACTGGTTTCGTTTGGTATATTCTCTAATTTTTCTCTTAAATTGCCCCAAGCAGATAAAAATCCAATCGCAAAATCGTTGTAATCTTGTCCGGTTTTAGCATTTTTAAAATCAGTAATTCCGTAAGCAAACAAAATAGGTATAGTTTCAAATAATTTAGTCCGTGTATTATTATCTGCATTTTTTAAGAACTCCAACTTAACCAAAAGTTCTTTGTTTATAATGTCTTTTATTTTTTTTGATTTATCAATATATTTAGCAGGCGCAATTGCATCAGCTACAATTACGTTTTTAGAAATAGTTTCATCGTATATCTGTTCACCTATTAAATCTCCATTAGTATCAAACCATTTGAATCCTTTGTTGTAAAATCCATAACTTTTAGCTTCATCTACACTATAATTAACAAGTGGCGTTTGACCTGTTAATATAGCTTCCACTCCCCAAGCATCTTGCTTTTTCTCAGCTGGTGTTCTTTTGTCTACACCACTATCACCTTCGATATCTTTATCTAATGTTTGATCTAACGTGGCAGGTTGTTTCTTAGATGGTTCTGAATCTGTTTGTGTATCGACTCCTTGTTCACCATCAGCTTTAAAAATATTAGCTTGAGCCTTTTTGGGATTTTCAGCGAAGTGAGTGCCTTTATTAACAGCTCTATCTCTGTATTGTTTATTAGGAAATGTTACAAGTATACCATCTTTATTATATGCTTGTCGATCTGGAAATCTACCCGCTTCAAATAACCTAGCGGTCTTTTCTACTATCTCATCGATATTATATCCAGCTTTCTCTAGATATTCCTGCAATATAAAAACGTGATCTTCGTTCTTAAGATCCAATACACCGTTCTTAATACGATTGTCACAACAAATTTCGTTTACTAATGATTTAAAGTTCATCTATTATAAATATAGATATAAATATATTTACAATTGGACTAATTTCAAATCATTATAATTATTTCCCGTGTAAGTCTTTACCTTAAATCGCTTGTTTTTAAAGATCTCAATCAAATCAGTAATATCTTGTCTATCCACATCATTGTGAATATCAAACACTATCGAATCATATACATACAGAATAGGTACGATCTTTTTGTTACTAACAAACTTAATACACTTACTTAAGCTGTCAATTCCATATTCAGTTTCAGCAGCTTGAATAATATAAGCAAACAACTTGTTTTTGTTGGCATCAACTATATGTTTATTTGTTATCTTTCGTTTATATATCGGAGTTGTTATATACCCATTCTTCTCAAACTTTTTCCAATATTTATCCTTTAACTGTTCAACTTTGTGAAAATAAGGAATATCACAATATTGATTGGAAATCTGACCATATAGATTTACCATCGTTAATTTCTTTGATTTGCCAATATCATCAGCTGTTACATTGACAATGTTAAAGTAATATTTAGCTAAATGTTCATATATTGTTTCTTCTTCGGGTACTTTGTACTCCACAAGATTTGCTACAATGTAAGGATGGAATCCTGTAAAATCAATCATCATCAAATGACCGTCTTGTCCATATCGTGAAACAAAACTAGCTCTCGACCCATCATCTTTTTTAAGAGCTACATAATTGATGGTATCATATGAATTACTTGGTCTTCCCGTTGGATTGTATATGTTGTAGTTGGTATATACAAATTTATTATAAGTTTTGCTCTTGAAATATTTTGAAAAAACATCAACGTCTACTTTGATTCCGTTCTTTTCTACTTCAAACAATGTATCAGATATAACATTGTTAAAAAATTTAAAACAATAACTCTCAGTTTCCTTTGAATCCAAGTGTTTGATTTGTTCTACCTCTTTATCAAAGATCTGTTGATGTATAACATATGGTAATATCAAATTAAAGTTATTGATATTGTAGTAACTATGCTGTAGAAAATTTCTGCTAAGGTTTTCCACTTCATCCAATGTTTCATTGTTGTCTATAAACCCAAATAGATTAACATCAATTAATTTACAGTTTAACCAATACTTATATGTCTTTTTATTGTTAACGTATACCGTAATATCTTTTGATTCGATATCTAGTTTAAATTGATCAAACGAACAATCCACAGGCAAATCACCGTGGGAAAAATTTAAGTAATGTTTCTTACCATCTTTAAAATCATAAATAAAAGCTGCAATAATATCATTACAAGCATTATGATAATTATTGTGCTTTGTTACTAATTTTAGATAGATTTTAGACGAATACTCCACATCTTTAGTGTATACTGTTTACACCAAATGTCAATTGATTTATTTGTAGAACTGAGTAAGATTGGTTAGAACTTCGTTGGTTCCGTTAATCACTGTATTTATTTGTTCCACTTGCTTCTTGTTGTACTCAATTACTCCTTGTTCCAGTAGCATCTTACCATCATACTTACTGTTTAACGGACCTGTTATTTTCCATTTCAATTTGGCTTTTCTGAAAAAGTTTGAGTCTATTTTGTTGTAAACGTCGCCTGATACTTCTGTTATTTCCGAGTAGTTGATCTTGGAAACTAGATATCTTTCTATATAACCCACCTTGTAATCTTTTTCTTGTGGTTTTGGCAAAAACGTATTTGGTAAATTAATGTTAAAATTACCCAGATTTAATTTTGTTTTGGTTGCAACATCAACATCTTTTATAATCATACAGGTATTAGTTCAATGTTTTGATCTGCTACACATCTTGCCAAACATCCAACAACAGTTTCCCATTTGCCATTGCCAGCTGTAACATAATGTGTAACATCTGTTATCATAAATATCACGTTCTCAGGAATATAAGGTTTTGGAAAATTTGAAATGCCAAAGTGTTGAAACATTCTAAATCCAAATATACCATCAAATGTTACTGTCAACGAAAAGTTAGGAGAGATTCCACTATATAAAGATAAATTGTTTTCTATATCTTGATCGTCTATTATTTGTCCCAACTTGTCTTTTAAATCGGTAGATAAATTCAACTGCTTGTAATTCTTAGCGGCATCATTTGGGTTTTCACCATCTACAATATAAGCACTTGTTAATGTTAATACCTTGTCTATTGTTCCGTGCGTTTGTATTGCAGATATTAATGGGTTTTGGTCTACTGTAATTTCTTCTTGCGAAGGCACTGTATTACTTTCACCAGTGCCTGTTTCTTCTTCATTGAAAACATCCAATCTATCTATAAAACTGGTAGCAGGCACACTTGAATTCTTAGCACTCATCGATGTGTCAGAAGAATCTGGTTTGTTGATGCCCGCTTGAAATAATGTCAACGTAGCTTGTTCGCTCGTCAAAGAAGTATCTAAACTAATGTTTTTTATACAGGAATCAGTGCCACCAGCATCAAAGACATATACTTTTTTTAGACTAGGCGATTTGTCACCTAAATCAATATAATTGTTATCCAATATAGATAATCCGCCCAAATCATCTTGTGATATTTGGAATTTCCAAAATCCATTAGAAGCTTCATTAATAACATTCAATATTGCGTTTGCAAACTGTTGCCAAGTTTGGACTTCTTTATTTTCTACAATTTCCAAGACTTTGGTTTTGCTTATGTATATGTTTTTTAAATTACCATATCTAAACTTCTTGTATGTTCTTTTAATTGACTGCGATCTTGTTTTTTGAGGATCGGATAATACAAGTTCTTCACCTGTCAATACAACTTCTTTGTCATAAATAAACGGAAATGATATATTGTCACTTGGACTATTTTCACTTATACCACCAATATCATAGTACAATCTATTGATAACAGTATCTAAATTATCTCTATAAGCACCCGCTGTTTTAAATACAGTTTCGACTTTTTTAGCAGCTCTATAAAGTTCGTCGTTTACATTAGTTACCTCGACATCATATTTTGATTTTAAAAACGCATTTTGATTTGGATCACCATTTTTCAAATATCCACCAGACTTGATTTCATTTTCAACTCGACTTTGTGCAGTTGGATCCAATTTATTATTTTTTATAGTATTTAAGTAACTTTCATCTGGAAGTTTTTTGCCAATATTAAATTTAGGAGCAATTCCATTTGGTATTAATACGTGTGGGTCACAACTTATTAAATTTGGATGTGCATTTATTATCTTATCTACATTAATAGTAAATGTTTTATTTGATACGACGGAACAGAATTTGTTAGCAACTTCAAAAAGAAAATCCAATTGCATCCACACTTCATCGTCGCCTTTGGTATCAAAATCACAACGATCATCTTTATATGATACAGCTTTGTAATTTACTCCACCAATATTAGTTGATTTATATGATATATTTTCTTCTCCAACTGGTACAGCTGGTTTTTTATATACATTAGGCGCATCTGTTCTTCCTATAAAAATTCTGTTTTCAATTTTTCCATCATAAAAAGTTTGTTGTTTTAAAAACTCTTGTGTTTTAGAATTGTCATAATCTTCCGAATTGGATATACCGTTTGTAGCAATATATTCCATAAAATTTTTACGATCAATAACAACTTGCTTTAACTTGGGTAAAGCGGTTTTCAAAAACGTTTTTAATCCTGTATATTCTTTTGTTTCTGTTGGTATTTTTTTGCCATTGGAATCGGTCTTTGAATTTGTTGTGGTACTTACATTGTTTTCCGCAGGCATACCAGCAAATAATGCTTGTCGAGAAGTTAGTTCCACATTGCAATCATATATAGTACCGTCTTGTGTTGAAAAATTATACTTGGTTACAATTCCAGTAATACCACCATAATTACCATACGATTGGTACCATTTATCCATTATTTTTTGTGGAGATTGTATTATTGACCAACATTCATTTTTGCTGGATAAATCAATCAGTGAATTGATATTAAACAAATTCCATCCTATTTCAACAAACACATTTATTCTGGGTGTCAAAAAGAATGGTGCTAGATATTCCAACTGAGCCAATCCATAACATTTGAATTTTATGGTAGCAAACGACAACATATCTTTGCTAGTTTTTATTTCTATGCTATCTAAATTAGGTGGTGGTAACACAGAAGACACTTCAGATTTCTGTACGCTTTCTATAATCTTGCCGTTTTTGTTAAATGTACTTGGCCACTTGTAAGAAAATTGATTTCTATATCTAGAATCTATATAATGTGGATTTCCATTAGCTTCATATCCAATAACAGACTTGTCTTGTTTTAATACATTGCCATCTTGTTTAAAACCATACATTTCATAAAATCCACTGCCAGGCATAAACAAGAATCCATCATAACTCTTTTCTTCTCCGTTTTTATTTAGTATCGTACTACGAGGTACCAATCCATTTCCAGCTATACCAGTGCCATTTGAAAAAACTCGTACCCACGGAGTCATTGGTCCTTTGTACTGACCATGTTTATTGTAGAAATCATATACAACACCACTTGGGTCACCTGGGGTTGGATAGTTAAAACCAACGTTATTTGAGTTTTTTCTGCGTCTTAATTCACGAATTAATGCAACAGGAATGTTTTGTACTTCCCACCATCTAGGTTCTTCTGCAATTTCATCCTCGTATGCCATATAACTTAACTATTAATCTGTTTGAGATTCTGTAATATATTTGGTAAATTGCCTGGAATTCTTAATTGTTTATTTGCATTAACGGACAATTTGCCATCAGATATGTTGTTAGCCAAAGCAATTATCCACCAGTACATTTCATCACCATAATACTTTTTGGCTAAAGCATCCAAATAATCTTCATTGGATGCGGTAATGTATATATCGTCCTCGGTTTCCGGTATATTGGGATAATACGTGGTCTTAAATACCAATTTCCCATCATATCTTTTTTCAGTTGGCGTAAATTGATATCTCATTTATTTCCTTGTCTGTCAACATCATATCGCATATTCATAGAGAAATCATTATTAGCTACATCATTATAATCTTTATCGCCATAAAGATCGGTTGTACCAAATGTAGATACAGTAGCAGTTTCTCCAGCATCCGCCTGAGTCATAGTTGCAACAGGAGCATTTCCCCACAAAGCTCTTCCTGTTTTTGGTCTGTCTTTTTCCATCAATGACATATTGATAGTAATTTCCGCTTCTCTTGGAAATTGCGCAACTTTACCTTTCATACTGGTTTTGTCAAATGTAAATATATTTCCTAAATTATAACTCCAGTCTTGTTGTTGTACAGTACTCTCGTTAATTAATTCCCAAGATGCATCTTCAGGTATGCTAACATTGCACGAATTTAAAACCACAAAGTGATTTTTGTAAAAATCTCCAAGTGTAAATTGCACCATCGGTGGTATCATAAATCCACCATTTACAGTGGAAGTATAATTAGAAGGTCTGGTTAAACCCACCAAATAGTTTACACGTTGCCACATAGGTAATAATTCTTTAACAGAATGTGCAACCACTTTAAAATTGAAACTAACGTCTCTGGTAAATCCTTTGTAATAGTATAACTTGTCAGGTCTACCCAAGTATTCAATTGGTTCCCAAGTAGATGTATTGTTTTCTTGTAACCCTTTTACAGTAGCATTAAACGGTATAAATCTGTTGTTAACTATATCATAGAAGTAAAACTTAACCAAGTCAGGACCCAATCCGTTAAATTGATCATTATATTTTTCAGCAAATTCATCAGCATTTAATACACCCAAGCTGTTAACATAGTCAACATTGTTGGTGGGTCTTATAAATCTGTCTCTACCTTCTTTTTTACCCAATAGAGTTGGAAACTTTTCTTTTCTTTCATATCTGATTCGACCAGTATAGGTGTATTGATTTGCACTATCAGATCCGTCAGTATTGGTTCTGTCTGATTTTACTTTCGCTAAATAATTAAAACCAACATCATCTGTGGCATACTGTTGTGTTTTTCCAAATATAGGATCTACACCATACTTTAAATTGTCGTTTCCAGCAATTTTGGTTTTTAAAATTCTGCTTAAATCTTGAATATATTCTACAGTTTTATCTGTTTTATCTGAAAGTGTACGTTGATAGTTTACAGATAATTTAGGATCGGTATATTGTTTATAATTTAACAATTGATCACTATATTCTACATCACCATCTATTTTAACTAAATCACCGTATCTATTTGTATTAGCGCCGTCTACAGAACTAATTTCAACATTACTAATTGTATACGAATCTGTTAATTTACCAACGCCAGGTGTAGTTGAATATGTAACAGATAAAAAGCTGTTGTTTCTTAAATTTTTATTGCTTTGAACATATAGTCTCAATCGTTTAGAAACTATGTTTGTCAGAGGAGTGGCAAAAAATCTCATTCCACTTGTACCACTGCTGTTGCCTCCTGTTATTTGTTGTAATCCAACTGCTTTTAACAACCCACCAATAAAACCACCTTTTGATTTTGGTTGTGTGCCTGTATATAACAAATTGTTACCCTGATTTAAATTAACATTTAGATTAGCACTCTTCTTACCACTTGTTCTGTCGTGTGTAATAGAATTACTCCATCTATTGGTATTCAACATCAGATCATATGTATCTTCGTCAGCTCTGTAATTTAATCCTGCTATTGGTTGAGTAGGTGGCAACAATCCACCTAGAATCGTATTATTCTTTAAAAATGACCCAGCTGATTTTAGTAGATTACTAAAGAATCCGCCTTTGCCTGTAGAATTACTCATCAAACTCTTATATCGTTTGTTGTTGTAACCAGCAGTAGCTGTATTACCTCTTAGTAATCCTTTAACACCATCTCGACCTGTAATAGGCATTACTTGATCTGCTTTATCGCCACCACCAAGTAATCCTGTAAAATTGAAAAATCCACCCAATCCACTCTTTGGCTCACTAGCTGCACTAGCCACACTACTACGTGGCGGAGATGGATTGCCTTCAGTTGCACCAAACAATCCACCAATAGCTTTTGTAATACCACCTATACCGGCAGCACCCATTAAACCACCGACGATATTGCTACTATCTATAAATCTGGTGGGTCTTTCTATAGCACCAAATGTTGATAATCTAACCGCAGCCAAAAGAGGGCTTGCTGGATTATAAATCTTGGTTTCGTCAAATGGAGCAAATCCTTGTAATAGTATTTGTTTTGTTAAAAAAGTACCACCTTTACCAGATCCTAGAAATCTTCTGATTCTGGTACCGTCTCTCAATGCGGATTGTATAGGAAACGATCTGCTAACATTTATCTTCTGACGTTGACCTTGATTTGGATTTGCGTAAAATGGAGGTGCTAATTCGCTGCTAATTAATCCTCTTGCGTATAAATCAGTTGGTTTATTCTTGCTATATAATACTTCGTTGTTATTATTAGTATTGAATAATGTTTCTAATTTACCAGGCGCTCTTAGATTTATATATTGTTCGGCATTTGGCGGCAAAGATAAACCCGCACCTTGTATATTAGAAAGTGTGGTAACTTGCGCACCATCATTACCTATTGCGCTAGAATATGTATTACTATTTGCCATTAATTATAAATATCAGATTAATTGGTTGTTGCTTGACCAAATGAACCAAATTTTGAGTTACTTGTTGCTAATAATTGATTTGCACGTTGACCATCAATATACACAGCAATTTGACCAGATGCCATCATAGAAGTCAATTTATCAAGTTTTTCTGCTAAAACTCTATTGGAATTTACAATTGTATTGATCAATAAATCATCAGTTTTTACACTTGTTTTTGATTCAGTCGCAGTTTTTGATGGAGTTTCTTCTGATGTTCCGACTATTCTACCAACAAAACTAAAAGTTTTTCCTATTGTATCAGATATAAATGAACCAATACCTTTCATTTTTTCCCATACTTTTTCAAGAGCACCAATAATAAAAGTAAAAGCTCCACTGAATGTGTCTTTGAGAAAAGTACCAACTTCAGATACAGCAGACTTTATTAGTTCAAATCCTTTTTTAAATGGATATGTAATCAAATCAAACATCACATCCATTACGGATTTGAAAGCATCAACAAATGTTGTTTTTAAAATATTTATAATCTCTGGTATAATTTGAGCGGCTTTTTTAAATGGATATGTAAGTACATCAAATAACATATCTACTACAGATTTAATACCATCAACAATCGCTAAACCGATTTCGGATGGAGATTTACCACCCAATTTATCCATTACCCAATTATATACCAATTCAAATGGCCATTTAAGTATAGTATATAAAGTGTCTGCTACAGATGCAATACCGTCAGCGATTGCGTTCAGTCCAAAAGCTTTCAAAATTAACAATCCTAATTTTCCCACTGTTTTAGCTATAGCTATAGGCAATTTAACAAAGTGAAATACAATAATTTCAATTGCTAATCTTCCAATATTTGCAAAAATTTTACCCCATTCAATTCCCCCACCGCCACCACTAAATAACTCTTCTATTTTATCAGGCAAACTCGTTAGTGCGTCTAATAAAAAGTTGGTTACGTCTTTAAATATTCCCGCAAAATCTATATCGGCTAAAAACGACGGTATCTTTTTAAGAAAATCCCAAACCATTTTTAATGGTTCTACAACCAAAGCATTAACTACAGCTTTTAATCCAGCTACTGCTTTTTGACTCACGGTACCTGTCGTTTCATTAAATGCTTTAAAAAACGCTATGCCACCTTGAATCACAGATACAACTAGTCCTATTGGTCCTAAAAATTTAGCTACTGCTCCAAAAATCGGAGCGAGTTTTGAAAAAAACCCAATGCCAGTACCAAGTTTGCCAAATATTCCACCCACAAAACTTCCAATTCCTTTTACCGAACTACCTAGTCCACTAAATACGTTTGAGATAATATTTCCAATTTTTGAAATTGCTGGAAATTTTGTAAATACTTTTTCAATATTCATTCCGATATTAAAAACGCTATTTGAAAGTTTTGTTAATTGTGTAGATCCTTTTCCGATAAAATTAGATATGGATTGAAATCCCGTACCAAATCCTTTTAATGTATCTGATGCTGATTTTAGTCCACTTGCGATCTTTTCTATTTTTAACGAAATATTTACTATCGTGTTTATGATACCCGATGTACTCGTTGACCACCCAATAAAAATACTTGATATTTTTAGCGCCGATGATAAAAATTGTGAAGAATAAGTAATTAATTTTCCAAATCCACTTGTCATTTTTCCTATCCCACCCAATATATTTGATACTATAGATAAACTTTTAAACATCATATATAGTTTACCCACTTCTTGTGCAAATTTTTTGATTTCTTCTCGGTTATCTTTTATATATTTTAATAACTGTGTAAATATTGGTCCAATTTCTTCCAATATAGGCCCAATAAATTCCATAAAAATTGCATTAATTTCATTTTGCAACTGTTTCATTCTGGTTTGATTTTTTTCTTGAATCAACCCTTTTTCATATTCGGCTTGAGCAGCTTTTTTAGCAGCAATAGGATCGTTCTTCATCATTTCCGCCATTTGCTTTTTCTTCTCTGCTTCGGCTCTTACCAATGGATCTTTTGATTTTAATGCTTCTTTCAGATTTTCTTCAGCATTTAACATTTCTTGCAATTCTTTTACAGTCTTACCAGCAGCTTTTGCAAACGCGTCTTGTGCAATTGGATTTAACTGATTGAACTTAATTTTCTTAGCTTGATCCAATATTAATTTATTTGCCCCAATAATATCGCCTTGAAATGCCAATCTGCGAGCTTCATTAAAATTAATATTTTTACCAATCAATGCACTAGCTTTTAATTCTGATTGAATACTACTTTCAAAGTCAAGCAAACCCTTTGCAGTTTTTGCCATATTGTCAAGAGTAGTACCCATTTGTCTAGCTTGAGCTGCAGCTCTAACCATTTCATCTGCATTTTTACCAGCAAACATTCTAGCTTCTTCAGATGCATTTGCGACATCGTTCATTACATCGTCCAACCCAACTCCATAAGCATTTGCAGCAAATTTTGCCAATCCCAACATATTTTGTTTGGCTATTGCACTTTTTCCAGATACGCCACCTAACGTTTGTAGAAACTTAACACTTGTTTCAGAAGCTACTCCAAATTGAGCAGACATTATTGAAACATCTTTAACCAATCCTTTTTCCATAGATTGCAAACTTGTAAAAGTTGAACCTATTTGTTTCATTGTTCCGCCAAGTTGTTCAGCGTTTATACCAAACTCAGCTAACTCAATAGAAGCTTCTCGTATGTTTTTTTCAAAAATTGCACCCTGACTTGGTAATAGTCCAAATTTTTGTCTAACATTTGTAGCAGCGGTGTCAATTTGATTAAAAACGTCTAATATTCTTTCAAAAGTACCAGCTAATGTGGTGGGTATATTTAGTTTAGTTGCTAAACCCGAAGCCAAATCACCCATCTTGTTTAACAACTTTACACCCATCTCCAATGCTTTGTTATATAAATCTATTAACTCGTTTGCTGCTTTTAGTAAAAAATTATGTAGTTTTAACGATTCTAACTTGGAAGCACTGTTTTTCAATAAATGTTCTTCCAAATTCAACTCGGTTGATTTTTTATTAATTAAATCTTGTAAAGCTATAACAGTATCGCTGGTAGGATCTTTACTTTGCTCTACTAGAAGTTCAGCTGCGTTTGTCAATAATTCATTTTGTAAACTCTCTATTTTTATGTAACTGTTGATACGTGCCTGTGCAAATTCATTTAACTTTTTTTCAGAATTTACAAATTTTGATGATAATTTTTCTTGTAAACTTTTTCCTTTTAACTGTTCATCAAGCTTATCTTTTTGTGTTTTATATGCCTGTCCTAACTGTTTGGCTATATCAACCATTCTTTTCTCGGTATCAACTATCTTGTCTAGATTAGACAGAGTATCTTTGATTTCAGCGTTTAAATTATTAAACGCCTCTACTAGTTTATCCGCTGTTGCTTTATCAAATGGTTGTGCTGCCATATAATATATAAATATGACAACTATATTATTTTACACTAAAAAGGCTTATCTACTTTACCTGACTTTTTAGCAGGTTCTTTGTAACTATCACTTTCTTTATTCTTTATATTTGCTAATTGAGCATAGTAAAAATTACGTAAAAATACAGGTAAATTATACGCAATTTGTACATTTACCGCTCCTTGCGAGAAATAACTCAATTCAAATATTTGACCGTGAACTTGTAACTTATATTCAGGACTCAGGCCAAAAAAACTGTACCGTCATCGGTACATCCATCCTTTCCACCTCACCACAGTGTTCACATACAAAGTCAAAACCCATATCCAATTCAGGCGCAATTGTTTTAATATAAGCTCTTAGTGCCATACTGTCTTTTGACAACAACTCATTGTCAACAAATTTATTGATAGATGCAATATCTGGTTTTCCATCTATACTTACAATCAGCTTTTTAAGTCTGGTAGTTACTTCTGTACTGGCTTGTTTTTTGATCTTGGTCATCGCTTTAATATCACGATCAATGCTTTCTTGATCACCAGATGTAACAAGTTTAAATGTTATTCTACGTTTACAATATGGAAACTCAAATTCAAATTCATTACTACCCTTCTGAAACTTATTGAAGTCCACTTCTTTTTCATTTAATGTACTTAAATCAATATATGTTTTGTTTTCGGTATTACATTTTTTGCACTCAATTTTTACAGGCCCGTATTTGTCACCATATGCCAAACGTCTAGCAGCAACAAACAGTGCATTTTTGTCTACCATCAACAAATCTTGTGTTCTTACGCCGGGCGTAACAATTAAAGATTCAAGCAATTTATCCAATACAGTACCGTTTTTGATGAAGTTTTCATTGGTTAAAATGTCTTCTTCTCTAGCAGTCATCATCTTTAATTCCACACTACCTTTGCTTAGTGGACTAGACTCATCATAGAAATATCCTTTAGATGGCAATTCTATTGTTTCCGCAGGATAACTTGTAGGTGCAGCTGTTGTTGATGCAGTTGAATGTTGTTGCTTTAATTTTTGAATTATAATTTCGTCACTCATAACTTTATAACAATATATAGAACTTTATATAACTTTTATGTTATTATATTTAGGTATTTAATTGATGTTGAGCAGCATCACGAGCGGCTGTTTTACTGTCTACTGCATCTTTTTTGTTTTTTACACGTAGTTCAGCCGCAGCTTTTTCTTCGGGGGTAGTTGCAGCTTTTAAATCGTCATTTGCTTTTGTAAGTTCTTGTTGTGCCGCATCAAGTTCAACGGTACGAAGAACCAATCCAGCTTGATTATACTTTTTTCTTGCAGAATTTATTTTAGCTTCGTCTTCTTTCATTATACCCACAATCAATTTCTTTAATAACTTCTTTTGTTTTTCGGTTAATTTACCAGTAATTTTACCCAATTTATTGTTTAATATATTATGAACATTTGTATTGTAATTACCAAACAAATCGATAATAAAAGCCTTTTGTTGTTCTGGGGTTAATGTAGCATATTGAGATCTTAATTGACTTGCACTTCTAGCCGGTAACCCTAGTACTGTAAAATCTACAGTTGGTACTGTTATCAAGTATCCGTGTTTTATGGCTGGGTCTAATTTGGATTGATTTTTTGGCAATGGCTGTAAATAAGAAGGAGATCCATCTTTTTTTACAAAGTTTTTGAATCTTGGATCTTCAATCATATCCTTTTCACTAACTGCAAAAATAATAATATCACGTTCTATATTGATTGGTATTTGATTAGCTACACTTTTCAAGTTGTAGTTGTTTTTGACGTTTAGTATTTTGTTTGCCGGTATACCTGTGGTAATCATCATTTGCATTTTTTCATTGAAAGTAAATGGTGATTTTGGCAATTTTGTAACACCTGTGGTTGTTATGTATACATCATTACCACCAAATTTAGTGGTTAGGTAGTTGTATACACTTTTGTGACCTTTGTGAAAGGGATGAAATCTACCAGGATAAATTACGAATATTTTCTTGCCCATTTGCATATAGTAATAAATAGAAAACCCCACAAATAAATGTGGGGTTCTTTTTGATACAATAAATATTAATATTGGAGAATTGCGTAATCGTATGCTACAGATAAACTGATCATCTGAGCAGCACCGTCATCGCTCCAATCCATTTCTTGGAAATCAGCGCTTACGATAAATGAACCTACCAACTTCCATTCTTCTACTTTGTCACCTACTGGACCCAAGACGTTAATTGTTAGATCCTTCTTATAGAAGTCTTGGTAACCATCACGACCAGTAACTGATTCGTGGTGCAAACGTACCCATTCCATTACTGCTTGAGCACCGGATGGTACAATTGGATCATAAAGTTCCATACTGATTTCATCCCATACACTTTTACCCTTGTAGTAGGTTTTTACGTTAATATGGTCAAGTTCCTTCTTGGCTTGTGTTAGTTTAGGACGATTGACCTTTTTGATGATGAATGATGGAATACCATCAACATAAAGAATAAAACGATTCTTTACTTTTGGTTCGAATGCCGTAGCGAATATTTCACTTGGATTTAGTAGTTCTGCCATATTTTTACCTTATTGTTCTTGAATATAAATATTAAACGATTTAGTTTTATATAAAGTTTTTTATCATTTACTCAAATTTTTATCTGTAATATTTGTGATAGCATTTTTTAGTTGATTGACGTAACCTGTGGATCTTAAAAGTTTAAACACCAAATTTTCTGTACTATACTCGCCGCTCTTACTTAATCCAGCTTCTCTCATTTCATACAAACGTTTAACTAAACGCTTTAATTTATCTAAATTTTGTTCTTTTATAGCTGTGGAAATAAACGAAACATATTGTTTGTATTTCTTTGTAATAGCATCTTTATCAATCTGAATGTCTTCTATTTTTGGCTTTTTTACCCATTCATTTTTCATCAAACTATATACAGCTTGACTTCTATTGACCTCTTTAATATCTTGAATGTAAACTTCCACTGGATGATTGCCAATTCTAATGTTGTGGTTTTCATTCCATTTGCTTTTTAAGCCATCCACATAATTCTTAACCAGTTCTTCATTTGGATCAATTTTGGAAAAATCTACAACCAAATGTAAGTCAATATCACTTGTTGGTGTCCAATTATATCCGGCAGTACTACCAAGAAAGTATATATTTTCAAGAGGTACATTCAAATCAGTATCTTTGTAAAAAGTATTTGCAATAGTTAATAACTTGTTTAATACATCAGGTTTAATAGCATTTTCAGTAGCCCATATCTCAGGATTTAAAATGCTATTATAAATTCTATGAGATTCTTTGATACCCAACATTTCTTTTAGTTTATTAATTGTATCTATTGCGCTTTTATGCAATATTGCTTTACCACCAGCTTTGATAAAATCATTTACATTATCTTCACGGTCATCTATCAAAATACTATCAGGAGTTGCAAACTTTGCTTTTAAATTTCTATGCGGTACCAAATTAGCTTTAATATCAATATTGTTATTGGCTAACCACTGCTTTTTACCAACATATGCCAAATTGGTAGGCGCATGACTCAATATCTCTACAGGCAAATTTGATACAAAATTATAAAGCAATCTGCCATCTTTCATCCAAGGCATACTAGAATAGTATTCAGGACAATTCTTATCTACAAACTTAAATCTATTCTTTTTACCGTGTTCAGCATCATAAGTTTCAACAGGTACACCACCACTATATCGCTTGAATTGCAATTCCCAATCACTTATCACACCATCCATATCCAAATATATTTTATGTTTATTAGTAATCATTTATAATAAATAGTAGCATATTATGCGCTTACAGTTAATTTAACTATCAATATTTTAGTATTATTATTTAATAATTAACTTAACCATTTAGTTAACTAAGCGCTAGCTTTAGCTTATACTTTATATAAAAGCAAAAGTCAAGTGTTATATTAAATTTAATTTGAAAATAATACTCTAACATAATCGCAATCGTATAATACGTTATCAGAACCAGGCGTAGAAATTCTACAACTACCAGCTAATTGTGCTGTAGGTCTTCTTGGTACTGCAATAAACATATTATTTATAGATTGACCGGGATTTTCATATTGATAAGTTGCTGTACCAGCTACCACATAATTTGCATTAGAAAATGCAGTGGTAAAGTTAATTGTATAATCGCCGGTACCATTATCAGTTATGGATGATACGTTATTAGACGCGTTAGATGATGGTGTGCCTGTTCCATTAAAGTGAATCCATGCTTTTATATTTGTGACACCGCTAGTACCACTGGTACCAGTAATACCACTAGACCCAGCATTACCATTTGCGCCACTAGTGCCACTGGTACCTGGATTACCATTTGCGCCACTGGTGCCACTCGTTCCATTGGTACCACTGCTACCCGCACCACCTGGACTGCCATTTGCGCCACTGGTGCCACTTGTTCCATTAGCACCACCGGTAGATTTGTATACAACGCCGGTTGTATTATCAACTGTTAGAAAATATCCAGTTGCGTTACTTGTCAATCCTTCCAATTTAAGTGGTAAATTTGTAGAAGATCCACTTATATGCAATTTATTAACAGGACTCGTTGTGCCTATACCAACATTACCACCATTTTTTAGAGTTAATATTTCTACAGAACCACCATCAACAAAACCGAGTCTATCGATACTTGAGTTTTTATAGTAAAATATATTAAATTGATTCCAAGTACCAGAAGAATTTCCACTCTTCATTAGTATAGAACCCGTACCAAAACTACCTGCCAACCTACCATCTATTATGAATGAATCTTCAACTGTCAAAGATCCATTCATATATGTTGTGCTGTTTACGTAAAAAGTTCCGTTAACTTGAAGTGTATAATTAGGACTTGTTGTACCTATGCCAACACTGCCATTAGAAGCAATACGCATTCTTTCACTACCACCTGTTTTAAATGTTAGTGTATCAGCGGCTGCCCAATCCATACCAGTATTGGTATCTTGATTAAAAGCATAATATGGGTCATGATTACCATAAGCAACTGCTCCTGTAGTATCACCCGCATAAACTACACCCGCACTATTTATCAATAATATAGTGTTGGTACTACCAGCTCTAATTCTAAATGGATAGAAATTAGCTCCAACTGCAGCTGCATAATCATATCCAACACCAATTGCCCCACCACCAAAACTTGAATTTGTAGATCTTACAAACAAGAATGAACCAGACGTAGTATTTGTTCCTTCTGTTTGTATTTGTAAACCTGAATTTGTAATTATCGTACCAATACCAACACATCCACCTGGAATTATGGTTGGTATATATCCAACACTATTTTCGTATCCATATAGTTCTACTCTCTTATATGTACCACCATTAATTAGGAACTTACCAGAAATATAATTTACATCTCCTGTATTAATTGACATTCCATAATAATAGTTATCAGCTTTTAGAAAGTTATTGGCGGTTAATTGTAATGGAAATGCGTTGCCATATGGATATGAAACAAACATGAAGTTGCTTGTATTTATAGAACCAACCACATCCAATTTATAAGCAGGAGTACTTGTGCCTATACCCACATTACCATCTGTAGCTATACGCATTTTTTCATCAACTGCCGTTCTGAATACAACAGGATAACTACCAATTGAACCTACATACAAAGCTGATGCACTTGAATCAAATCCACCAATTCTTGAACCACCAACCATCGTTTCAATAACCGCCGAATTGGTGCCGTTAACTTGTAAAAATCTATAGTTTGATTGTGCAGTTGGTGATGTTGTACCAATACCCACATCGCCATCTCCTGTTATTACCATTCTAGTAACAACACTACCAAGTACATTTGTATCTGTAGTTTGTACACCAAATTCAAGTCTTGGATTTAAATATTGAGGATTGGCTTGAGTAGTATATAGTCTTATATAAGCACCGTAATCATCATTTGCATCTCTTTGTATAAACAATAAACCAGTAGAGTCACCAACACTAGTCATTGTTCCTCCAGATAATCTAATTGGATATACTGCACCGGCTCCTGTTGAAGAACCATTATTTATAGTTAATTTTTGTGATGGACTTGTTGTACCTATACCAACATTACCATCGGCTGCAATTCTGAATCGTTCGGATGAATTTGTGTAGATAGTAAAGAAATTACTAGCACCAACACCATATAAATAATGTTGATTTCCAGCACTTCCAATTTCAAAATTACCATTTGAATTTCTAATGCGTAAATATCTATCAGATGTATTATTTGCACCAATTGTTACGGATACTCCAGTTCCAGATGTATTTAATCCAACACCACCTGTCACATCCAATGAAAATACAGGACTTGTTGTACCTATACCAACATTACCTGCTCCTGTTACAACCAATGAAGTTGCGGATGTACCACCTACTTCAAAATAATCTGAAGTATCTACAACTTTTAGATCCCAATTTCTTACACCATTATCAGTTAATCTTAATGTAGAATTACCTGATGTGGCCAATACTCTAATTATTGGGCTAGACCCAGCTACTTCTAATAATTGACTTGGACTTGTTGTACCTATACCTACGTTACCGACTGATGTAATTCTAAATTTTTCTGTCAGTGTTGAATTATCTGATCCGCCTGTAAATGTTCCCACTATAAAAGCACCTGCAGCGGTACCTCCATTTTCATTTAATGCTCTTAAAACCACGCTTGGTCTAGAAGTTCCTGATCCGCCAAATGTATTTGCTCCTGAACCGGCGCCACTCCATAATTGAAATGCAATTTCTGCGTAGTCATTTGTTGTAGATGTTTTATTTAATTTTAAATTTAAAGTTTGTGGACTTGTTGTTGATTGTATATCCGTTAAATAATTAGGACTTGTTGTACCTATACCAACATTACCACCATTTTCTATAGTAAAGATATCAGCCGCATCAGTATTATTAGTAATTCTTAAACTATTAGAATTTGAACCCAGTTTAATATAAGAATTGGATGCACCACTTGAATATCTACCAATTTCTAATTTTGCATTATTATCATCTAATATACGAATACCGCCTGCTACACTTAACTTTCCATAAGTTCCCGTAGGACTTGTTGTACCTATACCAACATTACCATTGTTGTCAATACGAACTCTTTCACTACCAACTGTAACAAACTTTATAGTATTTGTTAATCCACCTGAACCAGTTGATCCAAACACTTGCATTGCCGCACTATTATCACTTGGACCATATGTTGCTGCGGTTAATACTGAAAAATAATTAGAACTATACACAGAACCAACTACATCCAATTTATAAACAGGACTTGTTGTGCCTATACCAACCGATCCTTGTACATACAATCTAGAAGCAGTTAAACTGCCACTGAAACCACTAGCTTTAATAAAAGTTGTAGCTATAATTGATCCTGTAATTCGAGCACCTTGTAATATTGCCATATAATATAATTATTTATTTATCAATCGATTTATTGTTATTTGTTGTTCATCAACTATCTGCTTCAATTCTTTAACACCCTGTATCAATACAGCTGTCAATTTACTATAATTTATACCAGATATATTACCCAACTCATCATAACTAACAAATTCAGGATATATCTTCACAACCTCTTCAGCTATCAAACCAATACTAAATTCATTGTTGTTCTTATACCTAAATGTCACCGGATTCAATAACACAATCTTGTCCAATTGCGGCGGCAATAAAGGCATAATATCCGTTTTAGTATTTTCACTAGACGTTTCTATCAATGTAGTAGCACTAACAGTTCCAACAACTGTTAATGTAGTACCATCCACACTTAAAAAATTAACACTCTGTAACGTAGTAAGACCAGTAGTTTTTACCAAATAATTAGGCTGATCAGTAAAACTACCACCACTAATTCCACTGGTACCACTAGGAGCACTAATACCACTAGTGCCACTCGTACCACTGCTACCACTAGTTCCACTTATACCACTACTTCCACTACTAGCACTAGCACCTCCACCAGCACTTACACCACTTGTTCCACTTGTACCAACAGTACCACTACTACCACTCGTTCCGCTTGTGCCACTCGTACCACTGCTACCACTTGTTCCACTGGTTCCATTTCGACCACTTGTGCCACTGCTACCACTTGTTCCGCTCGTTCCACTTGTGCCACTTGTTCCGTTTGTTCCACTTGTTCCGTTTTGACCGCTACTACCACTTGTGCCGCTCGTTCCACTACTACCACTTGTACCACTACTACCACTTGTGGCACTATTACCGCTGCTACCACTATCACGACTAAATCCGCTTGTACCACTACTTCCACTTGTACCACTGGTTCCGCTTGTACCACTTGTACCACTGGTTCCATTTCGACCACTCGTACCACTTGTACCACTTGTACCACTGCTACCACTACTACCACTACTACCACTGGTTCCGCTTGTGCCACTAGTACCGCTTGTTCCGTTTTGACCGCTGCTACCACTTGTTCCACTTGTACCGCTACTACCACTTGTACCACTACTACCACTTGTGGCACAAGTGGTAGTGCTACCACTATCACGACTAAATCCGCTTGTACCACTGCTACCACTAGTACCACTTGTTCCGCTTGTTCCGCTTGTGCCACTTGTACCACTGGTTCCATTTCTACCACTGCTACCACTAATACCACTGCTACCACTGCTACCACTAGTTCCACTTGTTCCGCTAGTGCCACTCGTTCCATTTGTTCCGCTTGTTCCGTTTTGACCACTGCTACCACTTGTTCCACTTGTACCGCTACTACCACTTGTACCACTACTACCACTTGTGGCACTATTACCACTGCTACCACTATCACGACTAAATCCGCTTGTACCACTGCTACCACTAGTACCACTGGTACCACTTGTTCCGCTTGTTCCACTGGTGCCATTTGATCCGCTTATACCACTTGTACCACTAGTACCATTAGTACCACTGCTACCACTTGATCCACTTGTTCCACTTGTGCCACTAGTACCATTTGTACCATTTGACCCACTTATACCACTTGTTCCACTCGTTCCACTGGTACCATTTGATCCACTCGTACCACTAGTGCCACTGGTACCACTGCTCCCACTTGATCCACTTGTTCCGCTTGTGCCACTAGTACCATTTGACCCACTTGATCCACTTGTACCACTTGATCCACTTGACCCACTTGATCCACTTGACCCACTTGACCCACTTGATCCACTTGATCCACTTACACCAGACGATCCGCTACTACCACTAGTACCGCTTGTGCCACTAGTACCATTTGACCCACTTATACCACTTGTGCCACTTGATCCATTACTGCCGCTTGTTCCACTTGTTCCGCTTGTGCCACTAGTACCACTTGATCCGCTTGTACCACTTGTGCCACTGCTACCACTGGTACCATTAGATCCACTTGTACCGCTTGTGCCACTAGTACCATTTGTACCACTTGTACCGTTAGATCCACTTGATCCGCTAGTACCAGACGATCCGCTACTACCACTTGTACCGTTTGATCCGCTTATACCACTTGTGCCACTTGTACCACTGGTGCCGTTTGTTCCACTGCTACCACTTATACCAGACGATCCGCTACTACCACTTGTACCGTTGGATCCACTTGTGCCACTTGTACCGTTAGATCCGCTTGTACCGTTAGATCCGCTTGTACCACTTGATCCACTTGATCCGCTTGTGCCACTTGATCCACTTGATCCACTTGACCCACTGGTGCCGTTCGATCCGCTTGTACCACTTGTGCCACTTGATCCACTTGACCCACTTATACCAGACGATCCGCTACTACCACTAGTACCGCTTGTACCACTAGTACCACTAGTACCACTAGTACCACTTGTACCGTTAGATCCACTTGTGCCACTAGTACCACTGCTTCCACTTGTGCCACTGCTTCCATTTGATCCACTTGTACCACTACTACCACTTGTACCACTTGTACCACTACTGCCACTTGTACCGTTGGATCCACTTGTGCCACTAGTACCACTGCTTCCACTTGATCCACTTGATTCACTTACGCCACTGGTGCCGCTTGTTCCATTTGTACCACTGCTGCCACTTATACCAGAAGATCCACTACTACCACTTGTGCCACTTGTGCCATTAGATCCACTTGTACCGCTTGATCCATTTGACCCACTTGTACCGCTTGATCCACTTGACCCACTTGTACCATTTGATCCACTTGACCCACTTGTACCACTTGTGCCGCTTGTACCACTTGTGCCATTAGATCCACTTGTTCCACTAGTACCGCTTGTGCCATTAGATCCGCTCGTACCACTAGTACCACTAGTGCCGCTTGTGCCGCTTGTGCCATTTGATCCACTAGTACCACTTGATCCACTACTACCACTTGTACCGCTTGTGCCACTAGTACCGCTTGTACCACTTGTGCCACTAGTACCGCTTGTACCACTTGTGCCGTTTGATCCGCTTGTACCACTTGTGCCGTTTGATCCGCTTGTACCACTTGTGCCGTTTGATCCGCTTGTTCCACTTATACCAGATGATCCACTAGTACCACTTGTGCCACTAGTACCACTTGTGCCACTAGTACCACTAGTACCGCTTGTTCCACTACTACCGCTTGTACCGTTTGACCCACTTGTTCCACTTGTACCATTAGATCCGCTTGTTCCAGATGATCCACTTGTTCCACTAGTACCACTTGTTCCACTACTACCAGATGTACCACTTGTACCGTTAGTACCGTTAGTACCATTAGTACCATTTGATCCGCTTGTGCCATTTGATCCACTACTACCACTTGTTCCACTACTACCGCTTGTGCCACTCGTTCCACTACTACCACTTATACCAGAAGATCCACTGCTACCACTTGTACCGCTTGTGCCATTAGATCCACTTGTTCCAGATGATCCACTACTACCGCTTGTGCCACTACTACCGCTTGTACCATTAGATCCACTTGTACCACTTGTGCCACTTGTGCCACTGGTACCATTTGATCCACTACTACCGCTTGTACCATTAGATCCGCTTGTACCAGATGATCCACTACTACCGCTTGATCCGCTTGTACCAGATGATCCACTTGATCCACTTAATCCACTTGAACCACTTGAACCACTAGTACCGTTTGTACCGCTTGTACCACTAGTACCGTTTGATCCACTAGTACCACTACTGCCACTTGATCCGCTTGAACCACTTGAACCACTTGATCCACTTGATCCACTTGTACCGCTAGTACCACTTGATCCGCTTGTACCACTTGTGCCACTGCTACCACTGGTACCGTTAGATCCGCTAGTACCACTTGTTCCATTAGATCCACTTGTACCGGATGATCCACTTGATCCGCTAGTACCAGACGATCCACTTGATCCGCTAGTACCGGACGATCCACTTGTTCCATTCGTTCCATTGGATCCGCTGGTACCAGATGATCCACTTGATCCGCTAGTACCAGATGATCCACTTGAACCGCTTAATCCACTTGATCCACTTGATCCACTCGATCCACTAGTACCGCTTGTACCACTAGTACCGCTTGTACCACTAGTACCACTTGTGCCATTAGATCCACTTGTGCCGTTTGATCCGCTAGTACCACTTGTGCCATTTGATCCACTTGTTCCACTACTACCACTTGTACCACTTGTTCCACTACTACCACTTGTACCGCTTGTACCACTCGTTCCACTTGTACCATTTGATCCACTTGTGCCATTTGTGCCGTTAGATCCGCTTGTACCATTTGATCCACTAGTACCACTTGATCCACTTGATCCACTTGTGCCGCTAGTACCACTTGTGCCGCTAGTACCACTTGTGCCGCTAGTACCACTTGTGCCGTTTGTGCCATTAGATCCACTTGTTCCGCTACTGCCAGACGATCCGCTAGTACCAGATGAACCACTTGAACCACTTAACCCACTTGAACCACTTGAACCACTTGATCCGCTAGTACCGCTTGTACCACTTGTTCCGCTAGTACCACTGGTACCATTTGTACCACTGGTACCATTTGTTCCATTAGATCCACTTGATCCACTTGACCCACTTGACCCACTTGACCCACTTGATCCACTTGTACCACTGGTACCACTTGTACCGCTAGTGCCGCTTGTACCACTAGTGCCATTTGTACCATTAGTGCCGTTTGTACCATTTGATCCACTTGACCCACTTGATCCACTTGATCCACTAGTACCGCTTGTACCGCTTGTACCACTTGTACCACTTGTTCCGCTTGTACCACTAGTACCGCTTGTACCACTTGTGCCGCTTGTACCACTGGTGCCATTTGTCCCATTACTACCGGATGATCCACTATTACCAGATGATCCACTTGTACCGCTTGTACCACTTGTACCACTTGTTCCACTAGTACCACTTGTGCCACTGGTGCCATTTGTGCCGCTTGTGCCGTTTGAACCACTGCTTCCACTTATACCAGATGTGCCACTTGTGCCACTAGATCCGCTCGATCCACTTGACCCACTGGTACCACTCGTACCACTAGTACCACTGGTGCCACTAGATCCGCTTGTACCACTTGTACCACTTGATCCACTTGTACCACTTGATCCGCTGCTACCACTTGTACCACTTGATCCATTTGTACCACTTGTGCCACTAGATCCGCTTGTACCACTGGTGCCACTGCTACCACTAGTACCGTTTGTGCCACTTGTACCACTGGTACCACTTGTACCACTAGTACCACTTGTTCCGCTACTACCACTTGTTCCGCTGCTTCCACTGGTGCCTGATCTACCGCTTGATCCTCTTGTGCCACTTGTGCCGGTTGTACCGCTTGTAGTACTTGTACCACTTGATCCGCTTGATCCATCTAATAAACCACTACTACCGCTTGTACCACTGCTTCCATTTTCTCCACTAGTTCCACTGGTTCCTATATCGCCACTTTGACCGCTACTACCACCCTCACCATTTGTACCGCTTGTGCCTTGACTACCACTGGTACCTGAAGATGTGCTTGTACCGCTTGTGCCGCTTGTATTGCTTGTTCCGCTTGATCCAGCTGATCCTTTTTCTCCGCTACTACCACTACTACCACTGGTGCCTGTGCCTGAAGTACCACTGGTGCTGATATTACCGCTTACACCTATGATGTATCCGCATGCATCAAACGAAAAAGTTATGGTTGCGGTATTATCATTATTGAGTACTATTGTTTCTGGTATTAATTGATTGAAATTCTCGTCGTATGTTTGAATTAATACTAGATCTGAGTTTAAATTATGATCAAATACCCAAGTTTTTGATTTTTGATCGCATGGTATTTGTTTAGTAGCAACATTGTTGAAAAACTGAGAACTGGTTCGACAATAAATAATTTTACGTAATTCGTCGATTATTTTAAGAAACAGCTCTGTGGTAGGATCTTTAAAAGTCGCTGTTAATTTTTTATAATCATACAGAGCATTATCCAATTTTATTGGAGAAACCTCGCATGGATCTTTCTTTAATGTTGACATTTCTTATAAATATAACGATACGGTTAAGTAACACCGTGTAAGTGTTAAAAACATAAATATTAATTATATTTAATTAAATAGAGAAATTGGTATTCTTCTCCACTGTCCTGCGCTGTATATATAAAAATAATTACCGTCGTAGCTTACCCAACCATCTTCACCATAATCTGATGATTGATATGGTACTTGATGATAGAATTTGTCAGGAAATCTTTGAAATACTCTAAAAGCGGTATTTATTGGTCTTTTATTTGCAGTTGTGTAAATAGGATTGCCATTGCAATCGTATCCACTGATATAGGTTTGACTATTATAGTCATAATCAAATGTAGCAATTTCTCTTTTTAACCACCCCGCTGGATATTGATAAACATAGATATATTTAGAATCATATGCTAACCAACCATTTTCTCCATAATCGGTGATAGATTTTGGAGCTGGATGAAATGGTGTTTTGGTAACACCTTCAAAACTGGGTTGTATTTTATTATATCCGTCTAAATTTGTTACTTTATTTACGTTTAGTGCCATTGTACCTTGACCTGTTACATCTGTGTAATCCAATGGACTATCTTTTAAATTGTTGCTATTCTTAATAATATTGTTTGAAATGTTTTCCATTTCACCTGCACTAGCAATTGCATTTTCTTGCAACATTACTTTTCTTACTGTAAATAGCTTTTGAGTGGTATTTTTTACCCCGTCTAAATTTGTTATGTAATTTTCATTTAACAAATATGCATTGACATTTATATCAAATGATGTTTTGATATTACGATCTTCACCTTCATTGATTTCTTGTTCGATGCTATAACTGTCTATTCTGGCTCTGAACTTAAATCTTTCTGCGTCTCCCCAGTAATCTTTAGCTGCATAATTGATTTGTTCCAACAGCTTATTGTTTTGATCTACATAATCAGTCCAAATGATACATTCGTATGTAATATTTACTTGAACTGGTAAACTTACACTGTAAATTTGTTTGGTTGGCTTGCTTGCAAACGCACCTTTGTTCATCAAATCAAATCTGTCATATTTGTTTTTCTCGCTATAATTCATTATGGTTTCATAACTCAAATAACGATTAAATGTTGCAAGATCTTTGTTATTTTCTACACTTTTTCTACGAATCATAACAGCTGGCAACAATATTTTGCCTTGATTGTCTCTGATATGACCAAACTTTTTCATAGCAAACCATCTTTCTGGATTGCCATATATAATTGGCACCTTGACAACTTCACCATTATCGTTTACTTGTAGTCTTAAAGTACTATCTAATGTGTTGATAATAGCTGTATCAACGTCCAATAACGTTACAGTAAAATTCTTTTGTTTATCTGTATCACGACGAGTTGCGTTGGCTCTATTATAGAACTTTTTAACATCTGATTGCGCAGATGCGTTTTCAATAGGATTTGGTGGCGGATTTGTATTAGTATTTGGACCCCAAGACATAAATTATGTTTGTCTTTCTACTAGGTTAATTTTGCTTAGTCTTGTGTAATGAGTATTAACAATCAAACTCCAAGACTTATCAGGATGACCACCCAAGAATTGTTCTTGAACTACGTTATCAATTTCATAATAACGTTCATTGTAAAGCACCAAATCGCCAATTTCTGGGAAATAGTTCGTGGTAATACAATCACGTTCTCTAAATCTGTAAACAATATCTTGTTTTCTATCAGGTCCATATCCTTGATTTTCTGTGTTAATGTCTTCACGTTGCACCAAACAACTCAAGTCTATACCAGAGTAAAAAACCTTACCCTTGTCACTACTGCTTTCACCGTAGATATTGGTATTGGTTTCATAAGCTGCAATTTTAAATACTTGTACAACGCATTCGATTATATCACCGATTAATTCAGAATTAACACTTCCCAAAAAATTTATATCTCTTGGAGAAAAGTATCTACCGGGAGAATAATTATTGTTATAAATACCCACATCTTTACGTGTAGATGTCCAGTATTGCTTAAAAGCTGGATTTTGTTTAGGGTATTGTGGTGATACAGGTGCTGCCATAAATTATCCTATATAAATGTGTAGTGGTACTCTGGAAAGCATCTTATTCATTTCTTCGCTTTCCTTACCTTTATTTTCCAATTGATTGACTCGCAAGGTTTTTTCCAACATATCTCTCAATTTATCAAGCAATGTGTCTTTTTCCTCCTTGGCTTCAGAACGTAACTCCGCACCGTCAAGAGTTACTTCGCCACCTGGAATTGGTACTGTACTATATTTTTGTAATATACGTCCCAATGTTTCTTTGCACAAAGCCAAGAAATATTTCTTGATCCACTGTTTGCCTGGTTGATTTATCTTACAATATGTACAGTATTCGTATGGTATATCACTTGGATCGCTAATGTATTCATAACGAGATCCACTATAAAAGTTGGTAATATCACGTTCACTTTCAACTATATAATCTATATAAACTTTGAAATTGTCGGTTGGAATTGGAAATATTCTCAACTTATTATTACCTAGAATTTCAAAACTATATGCGCTTTTACGAACCATATCATTAAACTCAATAGCTTGTACACGTTCCAAGTCTTCAAAGATCGGAGTCATTAAGAATTGTGTAGCAGGACTGTATGCGCTAAATCCCATTTCTGTTAGTACGTTACTATAACTCATACCAGTCATACTAAACGGATCATAAATACGAGCAATTGCTGGCGGTCTTTGGTGAAATACACGTTTAACTTCGATACGAGAGCCTGTCAAGTGTTCAATATCTTTACCAATCAATTGATTTAAGTCATAAACTTGTTGTGTGCTGCTTGGATTAACACTGCCACTGACAGTAATATAATTGCGTTTAACTTCATATTCGCCACCAACAAGTGCTTCTGCACCATATTGTTTGCTCAATTGAATTATAAAAGGCAATCCTGTACTTTTTACTCCTAGACCTGTTAAATTTTTGTATTGGTTTTGTGGTAATCCTTGTAAATTTACCATATTATTAACGATGTTGAATTCGTTAACTACACGGTTATATTCCAATACAGATTCTTCAAAACAGGCATAAAAATTAACATCGATCATTTCAATATCGACAATAGGATAACCCAAACGTTTTGCTGCCCACATAGCACTACTACTACAATCATTTTCAAAAGTAGTTTCGCCAGATCCTGTGTTACAACTTTCGCTTAAGTAATAACCAAATGGCACAGTGTTTTGAGTAACACTACTACCACTCCCAGGCCATCTTACCCTATCTTGATCTAAATTAGCACTCATTAATTATAAATATCTAAACAACAAAAATATACAGTTTATAATTTGTTAATTCACATATCATATTTTTTCATCCGTTTTATCAGCTGTACCTTTCAATTTACTTGATATTTTATTTAAATAATTCTTGATTTTATCTTTATAGATCTGTTTAGCAGTAATATTGTTTGGCTCTGTTGGTGCGCGATCACCCCAATGAATTTTTTGTGTAAAATACTTATCTCCAAATCTTTTCCTCAATTCCTTGGTTCTTATTACGAATGTATCTTCTGGTCCCTTATTTTGTATTATACCCAAGGCAAATGCGTCTTTTAATCTAAATCCCTTCATCTTTAATCCGGCGATTACACCCACGGGTTTACCTGTATCAGGATCAATTGGTCGATCACTATCGTCTAAAAATCTCAAATCGGTTCTATCTGCATCAATTACTTTATAACCACGATAATATTCTGGTAATTCATCAAATATTGCGGAAATATTACCACCAGCCTTCAAATATTTTTCACATTCTATATTGTTTTGTAAAGTTTCTTTTCTTGAAAAAGTCATATGTGGTTTTGAAGGATCTTCAAGACTTTGCATTGCCCATTTAAACACGGCTGTATAGTCATAAAATTTAACATCTGGATTTGCAGATTTCCAACTTTCCAATTTTTTATGAAAATCAAGATCGCTCGTACCGTTTAATCTAACCGATAACTTTAAATTGTATTTAGCAGCCACTTTTTTCAAAAACTCCATTTCAATTTGCAATCTTTCAATGAAGTCTTCAGGACGCATTGGATTCAATATTCTACCACGTTTACCTTCGGGTCCGGGTCTACCTTTGCCATAAAATCTATCTATAATTTTTGGATCTGTAGGAATATTTTTCATCTCATCAGATGTCAATTTGTCACCAAACAACCAACGAGTTTTTCTAGCTCTTGCTGCTAATTTTGCTTTTAGATATGCAGGGTTACCAGCAAAATTCAAACAACCAGCGTTACATTCCGGACTTTTCTTTGGACACACTTCGTGACCTGATGAATCAGAGGGAGCCAAATATAAAATTGCAGTCAAATATCCTTTGTCATCTAAGAAAGACTTCAGTGTTTTTGGATCGTTTAATACACTCAACAGTTTTAATCTTCCTTGAGTGTCTCGGGCAATATTCTTCATTAATTCGGCCAACTCAAAACTAATAGGCTCCTTTTTGTTCGCTTCAGTCAAACATATCTTTAAATTGTTATCGGTATCATTTATAGCTTCATATAGAGATTGATTTACGCAATTTTTACATTCACATACAAACGTATCTAGTGGGATAATACTGTCATCAGGTAACCCAAGTGTTTCGTACATTTTAACTTCTGTTAATAAATCAATAAATTTCATATGTGTTTTGTTATTCTTACTTTTAGATTACCTGTGCCTTTTATTACACGGTGGTATGTTTCTTTAGGTATAAATATTGTTTCTTTAAGTAATTGTGGTAAATTATTATCTAATTGAAAGTGCCAATTGTTATTTTCTATAACTTCAACGGTTCTGTCTTCACGATCTATATGCCATTCCAGTTCGTGAGTAGCTACATCGGAACTAAATTCTCTTATATACTGACTGTTACCCAGTGGGTTTTCTATAAACGGTAGACTCATTACCAGTATTTACCTTTACCTTTATTACCCAACGATTTCATTCTATGACTTCTGCAACTCCAATATCCAGCCGTTGTTCTATCTTTCTTTTGACTACATCTGTGTCTAGCTGCAAAACTCTTACGACGAGCCTTGCTACTAGCTCTGCTTCTCATATTTGGATCTCCAAATGTTACTTTTTTAACTTTGCCATTCTTAGATTTAACATATACAGCATATTTTTTAGGACCGCCGGGTGTTCTAAATGGTCTACTTAAATTAACAGTGCGTCCTCTATGCTTAAGTTCCATCAATAAATCTTCTTCGTCTTCGATAGGCGCATCCAAATACACTTCTCTACCTTCAAATATAGCCTTTTTACCCAAATCACTTTCAACCAATTCAGCGTCAGCGTCACACAATTCTATTAAATTTTGAAAATACAAAGTACGAACTTCTTCGATTAAATCAAAATAAGACTCACTATAGGTTCTAAAAATGTTTTCGCTAAGTGGAATTTTATTGTCAATATGATAACGTAAATAAGAACTCATCACTGGTTCTATGTTCTTAGGATGTGCCATCGGACACAACGAATCGTTCTCTATTAAGTCATTAAGTTTGATCATATTGATAAATATTAGTTTTATTATAAAAAATAATATTTATATTATATGAACTTTAAAAAACAACTGTTTTACACCATCGTAATTTTAATACTAACCGGTTGTATTTCGTCTGAAGTTAGACCGGCGAAGCAAGTTACAACTGCACAAGACGCTGTTGCTAAACAAGAAGCCAAAGTAGATAATACGATGGTAGAGTTGGAAAAAGTAGAAAAAGGCAAACGTGTACAAGCATCGTCTTTGTCTATAGGTATTCAACACTCTTTAAGTCAAGTAACAAACCCGTCAGTACAAGTAGATACTGCTAAATCACTCAATGAACGTGTAATTTCTATAGTTGGATCACCACACATAGATGAAATTAAACGTATAAAAGCTACCGTTGATTTATTAAACAGTCAAGTTGCTGAGGAAAGAAAAAAGGGTGATCAATTACTATCACAACGTGACGAAATCATAAACAAATTGCAAAAAGAAAAGTCTGCTTTGAAAGAAAAGTATGACGATGAATTATGGCAAATGACTGATAAAGCAAAAGAAATTGCAAAAGAAGCTGATCAAAGCAAGGCTACTTTGGATGCTATGAGTGGTATGTTTGGTCTTAATGCTGTATTTTGGGGTTTAAAAAAGTTCTTTGTTAGTGCAATGACCGCAATTATCATATTTGTTGTGGTATTTGTTATATTAAGAATATTAGCAACAGTACATCCAGCAGCTGGTGCAGCATTTAGTATATTTAATATGATTGGTTCTGGATTACTAAGTTTGGTAAAAGCATTAACTCCACATGCATTTGAATTGGCTAACTTCGCTTCAAAAGACAAAGTTGATGAATTCAAGTCTCCACTTGTTAAAATAGTTGATGTAATTCAAGAACTAAAAGAAAAACAAAAAGAATCTCCTGATAGAGTATATCCATTGACTGAAGTATTGAAAAGATTTGATAAAGAAATGGATAGTTCCGAAAAAGAATTGATTGATGATATTCTAAAAGAACAAAAGTGGATTAAATAAATTAATATTTATATTTATTATATAATTGTTTTGGATTGTTAACAAATGTTATGTGTTAATAAACTAAAGACGATTATGGATACAAATACAGCACACGTAATATCTCAACAGGTACTAGAATCAACCGCACAAGATATGACAGGCAAATATGTCTGGATGTTCGTAGCGGGATTAGTAATTCTAATGTTTAAATCAAGCATTGAAAAACTTGCCGCGGCACTGTTTATGTTTATTGGGTCCGATTACAAAGAAGATGATGTTGTATATATTGATGGCAAACCCGGCAGAATTGTTCGTGTGGGACTTACAAAAACTGTATTTTTCATATATGACGTAGTAGATGGTAAGGTTGTAGGCGGAAGTAAATTAGTTATCCAAAATGAAAGACTAGCTGGTCTAAACATAGAAAAACCACTACCTCAATTGGATTTAAGCCGTTTCAAAAAAGACTAATTTACTAATTAAACTATGGCTATTAACATTTTTACCCACATCAAACGTGGGTTATACGATAACGTCTACAACTGTATCGAAAAAGAAAAAGTAGATGTCAATCAAAGAGACGATGATACAGGCAATCCACCATTGGTTGTTGCTGTAGAAGAAAATCAAGTGGAAATCGTAAAACTACTGTTAAATCACGGTGCAGATCCCAACTGTAAAGATTGGACCAGTAAAAATACAGCACTGGATGTAGCTGAACAAAAAGGTTTTAAAAATATCGCAGAAATACTACAACAAAGAGGTGCAAAATACAGTAGCGGTAGTAGTTTCCATTTAGCCGCAAAAAATGGTGATATCGTTTCTATTGAAGAAATGTTAGACAAGGGATTTGATATCAATGAAGTTGACGCTGGCAAAGGTTGGACCGCACTACATTATGCAGTAAATTACGGACAAAAACACTTGGTTGAATATCTAATTGTAAGAGGAGCTGATGTTAACAAGAAAGATTTCTTGGGTAAAAATAATCCTATTGACGTACTATCCAATACCAATAGAGGTGACATTGTTAAGTTATTGAATAAGTACGGTGCTAAATCCGCAGGAGGTGTTAGTATTCATTTCTGCGCAGAAACAGGAGATTTTGAAGGTGTACAATCGTTCTTTGATAAAGATGGTAAAATCAATGGCAGAGATGAAAAGAATGGATGGATGCCACTACATTATGCCGTTAACGCTAACGATGTTGATATGGTGGAATTTTTGGTACATTTGGGTGCGAATGTTAACGGTGCAGATTTCAAAGGTGAAATTGCTCCGTTGGATTTGGCATTTAAGACGGGTAATGTAGAAATGCAAACATATCTGCAATCCAAAGGTGCTCAAAGAAAAAAGAAACACGATATTGGTGGTGGTGGAAAAGATGTAAACATATACATCACAGATGAAGTTAAAAAGCAAATTGCATTGTTTGTTGAAAAACGTAATCGTGAAGAAGCTGCAATAAAGAAACACGAAGAAGAACAAGCATCAAAAGAACCAAAGAAAAAAGATGCACCAGCTAAGAAAATTAACTGGAAAGATTTCTTGAAACTTAAAGATATTCCAGTGGTAGAAAAGAAAGAAGAAAAGAAGGTAGAAGTTGTTAAACCCGTCAAACAAGTTGTCAAGAAAGTTGAACAAGTTGATGTAGAAGTCAAATCTGGTAGATTGCAATTGGACGTAGAACAAGAAGGTTATATATTCTTTATGGATATTGTTGCTTATAGTAAGAAAACAACAGATGAACAAAAGAAGGCTTGTAAAGATTTGGGTGCATTGGTTAAGTCTACAATGCAATACAAAACAGCTAATGCGCTTGAAAAGTTAATTATATTACCTACTGGTGACGGTATGGTATTGGGATTCTTTACTTATTTGGAAGATGCAATGAATTGTGCAGTTACTATAGCTAAAGCAGTAAAGGATAGACCGGATTTACAAATGAGAATGGGTGTACATTGTGGACCTGTAATACCAATGGAAGATATTAATGGCAATCTCAATATCAGTGGTGATGGTATCAACTATGCTCAAAGAGTAATGGATGCAGGTGAAAGCAATCATTTGTTGGTTAGTTCAGCAGTAATGTTAAAATATGATAGACCACCATATGTATTAGTAAATGACTTGGGGGATGTGGTTGTAAAACACGGTGTAGTTATGCATTTGTATAGTTTACACGGTAGTGATTTTGGTAACAAATCATTTCCATCTAGTAGAGTAAAGAAAGCAGAACCAACAACAAATAAACCAGTATGAGAACAATGCCTTTAGTAAGACAATATCATCCAAGTATTGTTAATACAGACTTGGATGTATACAAAATAAAGGATAGAGTTATGGCAGCTCCTATAAATAATCACCCTGATCCATTTCAAGTAATAGATAGACTTGGTATCAATAAGATTAATGCTACCAAAATTAGAACTGTAGTATATAATTCCAAAGGTCTTTTTTATATAATATAAATCTTGACAGTTAGAGTTATATGGTTATACTGAAATAATGTCGGAGTATTTTGACCCCACATTAATTTACATCAAAAGCATCAATAAGAATGTTGCAAAAACTCTTATTGAAAAGAATCATTATACACACAAGTGGTCTCTTTGTACTGTAGCTTATGGAGTATACTATAAAGAATATGTAGAGAGTACATTCTTTGGTGGTTTTAACGAACGATTAATAGGTGTATTAGTATATGGAAACGCCGTGGGTAGAAATGCTAGTACCAGTATCTCTTCACTACTTACTAATAACAATGTGTTAGAATTAACACGACTGTGGATTGCAGATGGTTATGGTAAAAATATAGAAAGTTATTGTATAGCTGAAAGCTTTAGATTATTAAATACTGAATATCCCCACATCAAATGTATTCTCAGTTATGCGGATAGTGAAGCTGGACACGCAGGCACAATCTATCAAGCAACTGGCTTTCTATATCAAGGCGATAACTATGTAGATATCGCTATAATGCCTAACTATAGTGTTAGTTTAGTTGGTCCTCCTAACTATGATTGGATACACAGCAGAAGTGTATATTCAAGATGGAAAACACACAGCGTAGATAAACTAAAAGAACGTATTGGTAGAACATTCTGGCGCAAACGAGAAAGTGGTAAACATCGTTATATCAAGTTTATCAGTAACAAAATAGAAAATAAAAAGTTGACTAAATCTCTTAAACATAAAGTTCTACCTTACCCCAAAGATACTTCGTTCAAAGAAGAAGTACAAGAAATAATTGTAGATTCTACTAACGAATTTTTTGAATAATGCAAGAAAAAACCCCAACTTTCGTTGGGGTTTGTTTTACTCAAATTTATTATGGTTTAATAATTTTACCATATGTTTTTTCGAAACGAGAAATAGCATCCAAATATTTATATTTGTTGAATGGTGTAGCACTTTGTAATTGACTTATTTCAGCAAGATCGGTTTCAATATCTGTAATATATTCTCTAAAACTACTTAACATATTTTTTGGAAGCACATACTGACCCAATTTTAAAAATTTCTTAAGCATATTAACAGAACTTTGCATTTCTTGAACAGTAACAACTTGGCCCGGTTTTGCATCACTATAATCTAGATCATTAGGAGAGTTAATTTGCATATCATCAAATTTAGCTTCGTTAATTACTTCCTTGATTAGTTTTTTTAATTCTTTTTTAGTCATATATTATATAAATATTAACGTTTTTTATTTAACCAACTTTTTTTTATATGAACCACTTGTTTTTCACGATTGGAATCTTTATAATCTTTATAAAGATCAATAGCAAGTAGTATTATATAAGCCATAGAAAGCACAGCGAAGATTGGGAATAAATATGGTCTTATTATCTCCACATTTGATAACTCGGCATTTTTTATCGTTGTTAGATTATCAAAGTATTGGCTGTTAAATTTATCCGACATAAATTTATAAAAATCTCTATCTGTTGTTTT